TTCATTCCCCCCTCGCTTCCTGCGGCGGTCCGCCGCCCTCATCCCACGATAATGATTCTCTTGCCCCAGGGCGCCGGCTCCGGCACGTTGTAGATCAGCGCCCAGGCATGAACCAGGCCGGGAAGATTCATGGACGGGAATAACTGCCAAAGCCCCGATGCTATCCGCCTCAATCCGAACACATCCAACCCTTCGGCGCTGCCCTCCGGCCCGTTTTCAGAAACCCGTACCTTGAGCACCGTGTCCGGAGTAAAGCGAATGATGAGAGATCCCTCGCCCTCCGTGCTACAGGCGAGGTCTTCCCCTTCATAGCCGACCAGCGTCAGCACGTAGCGGAGGAACATTTGACCAATTGGGAGGGTCACGTCACCGAACTGTTCCTCCGCGCCATCACACCAGTCCATAAATTCCGTGATAGTTCTCATGCTCGCGCCTCCTCTCTTGGCGGAGCCTCTGGTTGCAGCCGAAACACGATGCCGCGCCGGTGAAGTTCACTCTTTGAAAGCACGTCACATTCCCCATTGAAATCACGCCCTATCCACTCGAGCTGCACGCAGCCTCCTGCCAGCTCCCACACGACGGCAAGGGCGGCTACGGCCTGCTGATGGATCGGCACGTACAGCCCTCCGTGGACTTTCCACTTTCGCTTGAGCTGCATGATGACCAGCTTTGAATCCCCCCGGATGATGACCGGCCCCCGCAGGCCCGCCCGCTGACGCCGTCCGATCTCGCGCAGCAGTTTGAGCGCCGCCGTGTACTCACCGACGTTGTTTGAAGTCTCCGGTGACGCCGGAACGTAGCCGCTCATGCTCCACACTGGCTGCCCGTCCAGCTTCAACAGACAGCCCCACCCGATATGCCCGCCCGGATTGACCGGCTCGCAGGCCGCGTCGAACCACCCCTCGGCAAGCGCCATTGCCCCCCCTCGCTGATTTATTTCTTGGTCTTCCGTCCCGTCTTCTTCTTCTCTTTCCCTTTCAGCCCGGGCTGCGCAGCCGGCTCTTCAGGTGCTTCGGGTGCGCTCCCTTCCTCATCGATGATCCGCTGATTGCGCGCATCCTGGGATTCCGGCGCAGCCTCTTCCAGCGGGAGCTCGCCTTGCAACTGTTCGAGCTGCATGAGCAGATCATCCCCGAAGTTCTTGACCGCCCAGGCGCCCGCATCATCGAGCGGAATGGTGAAGGTAAATTCCAGCTCGACGCCCGTCCCCCGATCTCTCTTGATCGTCCCGGCCTGGGTTGCCGTCTCGCGGTTGAGCGTGAATCCTGTCAGCTCTTTCGGGTTGAACAGCCGAACCGACCCCGTGCCCGAGCCCGCCTGAAACTGCACGCGGATGTTGACCAGCTTCTGCTCCGTGGTGATGGCATCCAGCGCCGTGTCTTCGGTCATCAGCTTGTATGCCTGGAGCAGCGGAGGCTTCAGGCTTGCCTTCCCGTCCAGCTTCATCGTGAGAACGAGCGTGGCCCACTTGCCCCCCTCGGAATCCGTCTTGAGCCGGACCTTTCCCAACCTCACATTGAGTTGCGTGTTCATCGCGAGCATAATTTCCTCCTCAGGTCCGGCCGCCTTCTAACGATCAGGCCCGGCAGCCGCGGCCTTCGCATCGTAATCAAACCCCGCTACCGCCCTATTCTCGAACTTGACGTAGGGCCGCAGGAACATCAACGTCGCGTCGCCCACTGGCCCATTACGCTGCTTCGCGATGTTGACCCCAATCTCTACCCCTTCGGTTATTCCAAGCTCTTCGTCCTCCGGCTCTCCCCGGAAAGCTTTGGGTGGGAAACGGAAAAGAAAGATCACCGTATGCGCGTCCTGCTCAATCGCTCCCGACTCGCGCAGATCAGAGAGCATGGGCTTCGGCCCGCGCCGCTGCTCGGGAGGGCGGGAGAGTTGAGAGATCGCCACGACGGGACGCTTCAGCTCTCGCGCCATATTGAGAAGGCCATGCGAGACGTTGGAAACTTCCTGCGTCCGGTTCTCGCCTGTCCCCCTAATCAGTTGCAGATAGTCCGCAATGATCAGCGCCACGTCATGCTCCGCCACCAGCCGGCGCGCCTTCGCCCGCATCTCCATGATCGATATGCCGGGCGTATCGTCGATATAAATCCGGGCCTCCGCCAGCCGCCCGAGCGCTGCCGTCATCCTGCCCCAGTCATCTTTTGATGCAAAGCCTGTCCGCAGCTTATGACTATCTACCTGTGCCTCCGAGCAAAGCATGCGCAGGACCAACTCCGAACGCGCCATCTCCAGGGAGAAAATCCCGACGCCCTTTTGCTGTTTCATCGCGACGTGCGCAGCGACATTCAGCGCCCAGGCCGTCTTGCCCACTGAGGGCCGGGCCGCCACTACGATGAACTCCTGATTGCGCAGGCAGCCGAGCATCCCGTCCAGGTCGATAAAGCCCGTTTCAACCCCGTCCCCCGTCCCGCCCCGCTCAAATATCCGATCAATCGTCCCGAAGCTTTGCTGCATGGCCTGGCGCAGGGTAACGAAGCCGGTGCTGACTCGCTCCTCGGCCAGCTCGAAGAATTGCTGCTGCCCCATTTCGATAAGCGTCTTGGAGTCATCAGCCCCTTCCAGGGCTCGGGCCATCAGGTTGCTTGCAACATGGATGGCACGCCGTAGCGTGGACTTCTCTTTCACGATCCGGCTGTACTCCCCCACCGCCGCCGTCGTCCCAATGGGCACCCCGTCCGTCAGGCTGGCAATGTACCCGGCTCCCCCGGCCTTCTCCAGACAGCCATCCCGCGACAGAACTTCCCCCAGGGTTACGAAGTCAATTGCCTGGCCCAGCTCCCCGAGGTCAATCATGCGCTGAAAGAGCAGCCCATGCGCCTCCCGGTAGAAGTCTTCGGGAGCCACGCCCAACTCCAAAGCGATATCGAGCGCCCCTAAGTCCAATATAACGGACCCAAGGAGCGCCCTTTCTGCTTCAGCATTGTTCGGCATCGTGCGTTGCTCATCCGGTGCCGGCGCTTGTTTATGGGGTTTTGGGCTTGCCATCGCTGGCCGGGCCGTCCATCCCGGCACGTCGCGCTTCTGCTGCGGCGTTCTCCCTCTCATACTGCGCGAAAATCTTCTTCGCGGTTGGTGTCCGTGACATCATCAGAGGAAGTGAAGTAATCCGGCTTTCATCTTCTACGGTCTGCCGAATGTCCGCCACCGTTGGAAAGAATTTCCCCCGCTGTAAATACTCCTCACAAGCACTTTCAAAGGCTGCCACACTAAGATCCCCCAGCGCCTTCAGCCAGATATCAGGAAGCATCTCCCCGATCGTCTGATTGTGGAAGTTTTGGGAAAAGATCGCCTGCCACCGGTTGATGACGCGCAAGTGCAGCTTCAAAGACTTTGGTGTTATGCTCACTGGCCTGCTGAGCTTTGTTTTTGAATCCATATCCGCCCTTCCTCTGCTTCTGAAAGTGTTTCCAGGTTCGGACTGCCGCCTTCCAGCTTTTCATTTGCGTGCGCTGCCCGCTTGGAATCCAACCCCTCGTTTCATGGTGATCGATAAATGCCTTGGCTTCCGCCTCCGGATTTTCCACCCCTTGCTCTACCATGTAGGTGCTCACTTCCTCTTCTGTGGGGGGTGCAAAGTTCTTCAGTAAGGGCTTACTAAGAGAAGTACTTGACGGTTCATTTGGTTCATTACGGTTCGGGTGCAATTTCTGGCGCAAATCTGTGCCAGGAATTGCATATGCAGGAACCTGCACCCCCCCTATATCTGTTGATTCCATAAGCATTAAGGGTAAGGAGTAGATGTTTGTTCCGTGGGGTCCAGCTCCCTTCTCAATTTTGAGCTCCCCCGTCAGACGGAGGGAATCCACGATATCCATAACCCTCCTTGGCTTCAGCCGGGATTCAAAGGCAAGGCGTTCATAACTTGGGAAACTATTGGTGCCATCGGAGTGGGCATGATTGGCAATCATGAGAAGAACCACGAAGTTACTACCTCTTTGCCGGGATTTTTCGATGACCCAACTTAGAGCCTGAACGCTCATCTGTTCCGTCCCTCCAATCAGGGCAGGGTAGCCGGGGTGATTGGCCCCCGGCTCCCCTCTGGCCACGTCTCCGGTCGGGCGACCTTTGACGCAACCGAACTTTACTAAAAGTCGAAAGTCGCCGCAAGCACTTTCAGCAATAAAAGAATTCTTTTTTCGCGCGCTCACTTTTGGCATTTATGGTCTCGCAGGACATCCCGTACGGCTTGACTTCTCCATTCCTTCAACTCAGGCTGCTCCATGACGTAGCGCACCAGGGCCGTGAAGACTTCGGCCTCGAGGAAGATCGTGTTGCTTGGATCATCCTCTTCGCCGTTCTCCGTGGTGAGCCTGAGCCCTGGCGCATCCACATCCACGTACACGCTATCCCCCAGGTAGGCTTTCATCCGCGTCCCCTCCCTTCTCTCGTAACGGATACTTCGCCATCAACGTCAGGAGCGCCGGCTTCACGATCTCGAAATTCTCCGTATCGGCGAACCCGCAGCAGTCAAGAAACGACCGGAGAAATGCGCCGGGGTTCTCGGCCAGCTTCTCGACGACGTAATAGTGCATCTGCGGATACTGTTGTAGGTTTGCCATTTCAGAGCTCCTCTCTCAGCATCATGATCACTTTCGCCAGGAACTTCCCGTAGGCGGCCCTGAATTCGTCCGACGACCCAGCTTCCACGGGGAACTCCGCAGGGCAGGCATAGAAGGTTCTGCCCGTCTCTGTCACCACGGCGCGCCAGTCGCTCTTGACTCCGGCGACGCTCTTCTGAATCTTCCCGCACATAAGGCAGGTCATCACCTCCCCCATGAACGTAAATGTTCCGCTAAGCTTACGCAGGTTGCCGTTGCCGCCCATCATCACCCCCTTCATCCTCGTCGCACCGGCACGAGTTACCGGGTGATGACAGGGCCTTTACAAAACAAGAAGGACTTTCCATCATAGAGACATTCCCCCTTACTGCCCAGGCCCATGACTTTCGTGCGGTGAATGGATACCGTCTTGCGCAACTCGATGTCGAGCAAGCCCAGATCCTCCCCTTCGCCCGCATAGAGGAGGCGCCGCGCGCCCCCTCTGAATTTCACTTCCCATTGTTGCAATCAGATAATCGCCATAAATACCTCTCTTAGCGTTGTGTGAGCTTCGGCTCTGGAATAACCGTCACTCCGGGGACCTTGAGCTGCATTCCCTGAAGCCGCGCTTCAGCCCGAAGCCGGGGGTAGCTATCCGGGTCATACATCTTGTCATTCTGCGGCAGCAACCATGCAGCCGGAATCTCATGGGGGTTATCAATCCGAAGCGTATAGTGCGTCGTCCGGCCCTGTCCTGAAATCTTGGGCGTTTGTGCCTGTGCCACGGCAGGCGCGACCATACGAGGAGGCAGAGGCGGGGGGGGCGGTGGCGCCTCGATAACAACTGGCGCCGCTTTCTGCTCTTCCAACTCTTTAACCACGTCATTGATGAAGCCAAACGGCATATCCAGGGTCTTTGCCGTTTCAATGGCTTCCGCAAGCTCTCTTTCCTGCTTCTCCTTCTCTTCTTCCATAAGCTTTTCCCGCAGCCGCATTTCCAGGGCTCGGACTTCCGGTGCCGTAACCTCATCGAGTGGATGGCTTAAGAGGGCCTGACAGGATTCAAGCTTCTCTCCGTGTTCACAGAGTTGGTTAATCCAGTGCCGCGCGGCCTCCGTGCGTACTGCCTGCTCCTGCCGTAGCGTTTCCAGCCGCTCCGCTTCTTGCTTCCTGGCTCGCTGCTCATCATCCCAGGTGAGGATGGCCCTTTCGAGTAGGCTTCGCGCTGCTTCAATGCGTCCTGAAACTTCGGACCGCCCCTGTGTCGTTGCCTTGTGCAGCTTATCGAGCAGGGCAGAGAGCGGCGCGTACAGATCATCTACCGATTTCGTCCCAATCGTCGTCTCTGCCGCAACGGCTACCCTTTGCCCTGCCTCATCCATGATGCCCATCGTCACCCGCACCCGCAGCCTGCCCGGCTCAGTGGGATCGCCCTTCGTCGTAATGAGCCCCCGGAGAGCCTTCCGGTGTTCGGATGCCTTGGTGTAGCTTTGCCCGTCCGTGATGGTCTGGTAATCAATGGCCTGTTCAATGGCCGTGTCAATCGTTTCATGGAGCGCTGTCCCGACGGATTCAGTAATGGCGTTGGCGAGCTCGGCCAGCGCACCACTGGTGATCACAATGGGCTGAGGCCCAACCGGAGCAACGACCACGGCCGGCAAGGTTTCAACCTTCTCTGTCCTGTTTTTTTCTTTCACGGTTTTTGCCACTGGTGTTTCCCCCTGTATGGTCGCGGCGGGCGTCGTCTGCCGCTCGCGCTGTTCTAGCTTCTGATGAACCAAGCTGATAGCTTTGTCAGCTATCGATCGGTTCATGTGCATGGGCAATCCGTCCGCATTGATGAAGCCAAAGGCCCTGAGATCATCATCCGAGAGCCGGGAGAGCAAGGCCATTTGGACGCTTCCCCAGTACCTGCTCAAACCTTCTTTCTGCACGCTGAGTCCTCCTTTCTAAGGTAAAGTCTTGACCAAGGACTCTGTCTCGAGTACACATTCCGCCATTCTTAAAAGTAGCTCGTGATGCAGCTCAACCTCGTTCATTCGAATGAGATCTGGATGTTGCTGCCTCCACTCAAAAGCTTTCATCGGGCCGGCTCGCGTTCGCAGTGCCTCGACGATTTTTCGTAGCCGTGCTTGAGCTTCCATACCCCTCCTTTCATTCTCCGTAGGCGTTCCGGTTCCAGACCGCGATATTAAGGCTCTGCCGGAAGATAGCGAAGTCCATAGGGTCAACGTAGGGAATCAGTTTGTAGGTTCCGTTGACGAAGAGCTGCGCGACCCATCGGTGGTATTTGAAGGGTCGTACCCGCGGAGGGCCAAGGTTGGCCACCGTCGCCATCTCCTGCCCGGCCAGTTGCACGCCCCAATAAGCCTCTTTCAATTGTGGAGTTTTCAGTTCAATCAGCGCAGGCTCTCCGCGCCGCAGACCTTCACGATCGATTGTCGTCGCAAAGAGGGTGATTTCGAGCTTGGCAAAGAAGCTGTGCTCAACCAGGTGAATGATGATCTCCTGCTCCTCTTTACAGCGTTCCCAGGCATGACAGAAACCGCGTACTTCATGGCTGACGGCATCATAGGGTTCAATCCACTCCCGGGGCGCCGTATCCCAGGTTTTCCCGTTGCAGTCGAGGATGGCGCAAGCCTGATGAACCGCCGAGCCAATCTTTCGCCTCCTATCCCAACTGCGCTCGTTCCCGCTCCATCGCCGCACTCGCGTTGCGGAAAGTGCCTCGGTAAGGCTGACCACACGAATGCCGTCCTGATAGTATCCCCCCTCTGGCCTTGCCATATTCTCCCCCTCTGTTCTGCTGTTTCAGTGTACTGGTGAGGCGGCCCGTCCGACCGCCTCATCAGCCCAATCTATACAACCGGAGTAAAGCCTGCCTTTTCCGGGCCTTCCTTGAGCTTGATGAGCAAGCCTTTGAAATCCGCGTTGCGGATTTTCGTTACGGAATCAATGCCATATTCTTTCTGAAGCCACAGATGAAGGGGGTCGTCCGGAACAGACTTCCCGGAGGCGGCCCACTTCCTCTTTCGTGCAAGTTGCCAGACCAGACCTTTTTCGGAGTCATCAATGAGCCCCGAAGTCTTGCCGTTGCCCGGCGAGGCCACAGCTTCGGGCGCCGTCGCGGCCAGCGGTGCTTGATTCGTGCTGGAGGCAGGAGCGTTGACGGGAGGTTTATCCTTGGGCGGAGCCTCAGACTTCCCGATATATTCTGCCCAGGTTGAGTTACCATCCTCGATGCTCTTATAGATTCCGCGAAGCTTCTTGATTTCAGCCGGAGACGCGGAGGCCAGCCCATGTTTGAGGTAAGCCTCCAATTCAGCTACCGGAACCCCAATCGCATCAAAGGCCGCAATAATCCGCTTCTTCTCTGCGTCCGGATCCTTCCGGGCTTCCGTCGAGAGCGTCTTTTCGACTTCCGCCATGGCATCATCAATGAAGTCGCTTGGAATGAGCTGCAGGAGCGCATTGCGGACCAGGAAGGCTCCCCGGCGTGCCGTGGCCTCCCGAAGTCCGCGCTCATTGAGAGGCTTGTATCCGTCGCGCCGGGTGTAGCCAACCTTCGTGAAGGTGTCTTGCCCGGAGACTCGAGTGTTGGTTTCCAGATCATAGCCCCAACCCTCGATGGTGCGGATGTCTTCCCCGTCCGCGATCACGACGAGGCCCCACCGCATGTTGCCCCAAACTCGGGCGGCCTCCCGTGCCAGCTTGACGCTGGGCCCGGTGATGTCCACGTTTTTGCCCTCATCAGAATCGAACCGTGGAAAGGAGTACATCGCATCCTCGGCAAAATTCGTCCTCTGGCAGGCGTGCATGATCTTCTGGTAGGCCGCCTGCTCATTGCGCGGGAACTTCCGCGCCACGATGATAGCGCTCTGGATATCAGCTCGGGCTTCTTCCGCCAGCCGCTCCGGAGCGATCTCTTCTGATGCGCTCACTTGCCGTCCGAGCGCGTCATCCTTCTGTTTCTTCGCTGCCATTGTCTCCCCCTGCCCCCGGATGCTTTACGGCGCTGTCACCCCTTTCAGAGTTCAGCCGCCCTCCGGGTTACTTTTTGTGTCGCTTTAGGAATTCATCAACTGCTCTGCGAACCATGTCCGAGACGTTCCGATCATCAGCCTTGGCCATCACCGTCAGTTGCTCGACCATGAACTGCGGAAGGCGCACGTAAAACGTAGCCATTTTCTCTTTGTACTTCGTGGGTCGTCCTGCCATGAAAGCCTCCTGTGCATATTTATGCACATTAGGACATAGATGTCAACACATATTTCCCTTGCGCAGAGATGACATTCTCTGCTATGAATGCCTTGCACTTGGTCTGTGTGTTTCCCCCTTTGGCGGTCACTCGGGCCCGTCCCCTGAGTGGCCGCCCTCCTCTTTAATCCCGAATCTTTCGCTTGCCGAATTCTCCGGCCGGCGCGGGAGCACCTGACGGAGGGCGCTTCTGAATTTCAATCGGCTGCCGTGGCTTCACGGGATCGATCGTGACGAAGCGTGGTGCCTTCTGGTCTGCAATCTTCTTTTGGACAAGAAGGATATGCCCGCACTTGCCAAGCCGCTTGTAAAGCATGCAGGTGCAAGAGAAACTTCCAGTGTTGGCCAGAAAGACGCTTTGACTGCCTACAATGAATTGCTGCATTTGACTTGCTCCTGATAAAAGCCTGTCCTCCCGGGTGGGGGGGAATGGGGCCGGTCGCAGGGCCGGCCCAGGGGGAAAAGATCAATCATCGCTTCTCAGCTTGCGAATACCCGCCGTCATGGTGTTCAGCATCTCGGATGCCTGCTTAATGACCAGCCCGGTGCGCTCCTTCAGCGTCTCACTCTCACGCAACTGCTCAGGCGTGATCCCCTGCATGAGGTCTTTCAGTTTCCCCGAAGCACTGGCCAGATCAGCATCATCCGTGATGTTGCGAAATTCAAAGGTGGTGAGGAATTCCCGCAGACGGTTGACGGAGCTATCCGTCAATCGCTTGGTCTTGCCGTCTGGTCCCGGCACGAGTGAATCCTTCAGCCGTTCCACCAGGTCAGCCATCCCGACCCGCAGCATGGTGCGCCACTCCTCATAGCTGTCCTGCATCTTCTGCTGGATCTTGTCGCGCTCTTTCTGAAACAGGTCATTGCTCAACTCTTTCAGGCTGGAGGGAGTTGAGAGCGTAACGTAATTCCAGGTCATGCGAAAGCGTGCGCGAACCTGTTCCTGTGTCGGATAATCCGCCTTATTAAACAGCACGCCCAGGGGCTCCCGGGCGGTTTCCAGAAGCTCAGGATATTTCTCCGTGAAGGCATCCGCCAGCAGCTCTCGGCGCCGGCTCAAATCCTGAAGCGCATCTTCAACCTGTCCGATGAGCCCGATGGGCAAAACATGCAGGCCCTTCTCATAGGGCAGGCACTTCGAATCAATGTAGGAGAGAGCATCGGTATCTAACCGGCTGATGGACTTCAGTTCCTCGCTGTCCAGCAGCCGCTTGGTGACAATGATCCGCCGCTTGTCGGCGTCTACCTCAACGCGTGAAGAAGCCACGTGCCGAGTATTCCCGAACGCCTCAAAGTGAATGCTGAGAAACACGGCTTGCTCCGTGATGCTCCGCACCCCCCGAGGCCGTTCAAGTGTTGTCGATGGCATGGGATGTTTCCCCCTCTGCGGAGTCAGTGCCCCGCCTTCAGCACGTCTTGCTCATGATCGTGAGCATGATCGTGGCCGTGATGCTTGGCTCGCTTCATCGCCGCGGGGTCCGTCCGTTCTTCCCGCGTCGTATTGCCGCCTGCCAGAACTGACATCGCCTTGATGAACCGCTCGCAGTTGTCATGGTTGGCGACGCTAATTGGGTCCGCGATCGTCTTGATCGTCCCGTCAGTCAGGATTTCGATTCGAAGTTCGTCCATGTTCTTTGGCTCCTCTCAGCACGAGTTGGTATTTACTCGGCGGCGGCACTTGCTTTAAGGATTGAGCACTTTCGTTAAGGGAAATGCGTTCGCTGCCTGTTGACCGGAGGCGAAGCCGTATTCATCCCACCGCCACCATTCCGGCTTATGCGCCCGAATCGAAACGCCGATCCGCTCTGTAAACCGCATAGTGAAGCCATATTTGAAACTGTCGTACCACGCGTTCATTCCAGACCGGGGGTTCCTCTGCTGCCAGTTCGCATACGCATCACGGCGGCTCACCCTCATTTGTTCAATTCTAAACTGCCTCACTGCTCGGTATGACAATCCCGCCCTTGTAAGAACAGCTTCAAATTCTTCCTCGAAGGTGCGGGCTATCGGCTTGCCCTTCTCAACCTCCGCAAGCGAAAGCCCCCATCTCAACAGAAGCCGGTCGAATATCTTCCGAGCCAGCGCCGCTTCCTTCGGATTCCCTGTGGCTCTTGCTTCTGGATGAAAATGGGCGCGTAGTTTGCGAAGCCGTTTAATCTTTGAGGCAGTGTCCATCGATTCATCGGAGCGCGCTTGCGTCATCCGCCGGCCTGCTTTGACATCCTCTTCTGTGAGCGGGTGAGCCATCAAGCCCTCCGTTTTACGGTCGCCACCGGATTGCCAGCAGCGTTGGTACTCCAATCGAGTTTCCAGCCGAAGCGCTTGGCCTGGGAGTTGACGACTTCCTTCGAGTAGGCCACCTTCATCTGGCCTTCGGTTCCGTCTTCCGCGTTTTGGATGACCATCTGGCAACTTTCGGTATTGAAGTATCCCGAGATTGCTTCCTTTCCAAAACGGATGACGTTTTCGGTTTGGTGCGCACGATACCCGGCCTGCCTCAAAGAGTCCAGAAGGATCATGGGACTCGTCGTGCTGACCCAGGCCATCTCCGCAGTGATTATGCTATCGCAAGGCATGTCGATGCCCTCCTTTCATTGATCCCGCACGGGCTTGCCGCCGTGCTGCGGGTTACGTCCCGCCAGTCCGTTATATTGGACTGGCGGGATGGCTCACCGTTGCCCCCTTTCTAAACATCCGGCTCAATCGGTTCATCCACGTCCGCCTGGGTGTAGCCTGTCAAGATTTCCGGGCGGTACCGCGAAAGCTCTGCCTTCTCGCAATCCGGGTAGGTGTAACATAGAAAAATGCCCTGTGCGTCGAACTGCTCCTCGCGCCGCTTGCCGCTACCGCAAGGACACTCTCTCATGGCCGTCTCCTTTCTTCATGAGGGCGCGCGCAACTTCCGGGGCGGGCGTGCGCTTGCCCAAGCTCCAGAGGTGTTCCCATATCGTACAGTACAGCGATGCACGATCAAGCTGCGCCCGATAGATATCCTCAAGCGCTGCATGATTTGCCATCATCTTCCCGGCCGTGTAATCATCACAGCCGAAGAAAGCACATCCAAACGGCGCCACGAGATGAATTGCGCAGCTCCCCTCATCCGTGAAGTGAATGCAGGCGCCGCTCTCCTGCCGAGCAGGAACCAGCGTGTGAATCCGAAAAGGTTTCCCGCCCTGCAATACCAGCGCGCCCGGCGAAGCCAGGAGGTTTGACTCCGCCCAGGTGCGCGGATCGCAAACGTGGATGAGCCCGCCACACTCACACGCGCCGTCACATGCTGTCGTATCCCGCATCACACGATGGCAACGATTGCATTCGAGCGGAATCATCCGGCCCAGGTCTGCCGGGACCAGATACCCCGGCATGAACTCACAGAAACGCGCGCAGGACGGACACGCGCAAGACGTCCGAGCAACCCCGTACTCTGTTCGGTTCATGCTTTCCCCCCTTTCTTCTGGAAGGTAATTGAGCCTTCGTCAACCTGTAGGCGGCGTTTTCCGCCCCCGCTTGATTCAGCCTGCTCTTCCCAGCGATAGACTCCCGGCTGCGAGGCCGAGACGTATTTTCCCGTCGCGAGCTGCCGGAGTGAACGAACCTTATCTGCCGCCGCTCGGCAGACCGGCACGATGAACTTCGCTGCTTCCCGCAACGGTACTTGGAGCTGGTCGGCGAGCTTCGAGCACTCCTTGATTTCCCGGCCCGTCCAACCGTCATCGGCTGGAATCGGATCGTCTGTCGAGAGCGAATACTTCTTGCCGTAGAATTTCCAGCAGGCTTCCCGCTCATCCGCTCCCATCAGGTCAAAGAAGAACGTCCCGAGCGTGAACCGGCTCAGGATTTCAGGAGGCATCTGCCCGATGGCGTTGCAGGTGCTGATGACCAGCGTGTTCCCCTGGGAGATGGCATCAACGGTTTTCAGCGCGGTGCGAAGCCGCTCTTCCGTCGAGCCGATGATGCCGGACTGCATCCCGGCCAGGTCGAACATGATGGTGGGGATTCCCGCCACGCTGCCGGCCCACTTGGCGAGCAGCGTCTTGCCCCCGCCCGGAACGCCGATGCAAAGGATGCCGTCCGATTCCCGCTCCGTCGTCCAACTCAGCCACGTTCCGGTCATTCCCGTCTTCACGCCGGAGAGGTCTGTCCCGGTCCCGGCGAACGCCTTCTCGATCTCGTCGATGAAGAGGATGCAGCGGTACTTTTTCCGTCCCGCCAGCACCTGCTTGAGAAAGGCGCGAACGTTCTCCAAGCCGACCGGCTCAGGAGTCGAGCCCCGTGAAACCGTCATCCCGGCCTGCTGCTCGATCTGCTGGCGCTTGCGTTCCCACAAGCCCTCCACGTCGATGCCGCGCTTCGAGGCGGACATCGCCATCGCCTGCTCTGCCGGGAAGGCAGCCAAGCCCGCAACCGCGTCGATCGCGGCCGCTTCTTGCTCTGCCGTCAAGGGCTCGCAGCCCGCCGCCTGCACGATATTCCGCAGAATGACGAGCAGCTCTTCCGAGGTCGGCAACGGCTCATCAATGACCAGCACATCCTCGGACAGCTCCGGCGGAAGAACCGCCCCCGCCGTCGTCGTCATGACCAGCATCTGTCCGTTAACCTTGAACGGCTCGCGCAGGTTCCAGATACCTTGCCTCACCCCTTCGTTCGACCAGAACAGATGTGCGTTCACCATGACGATGATTGCATCCCCCTCGCGAATCTTGGGCAGCAGCATGAGAAAGTCCGTGGGTCGAGTGGAGACTTCCAGTGGATCTCCCCCGCCCATGATGTTCGCGGCAACCTCGCTTCCCGGCCGCGTCATTCCCTGGAGTCCGCGCATCAAATCCCAAATCAGGATGGGCGTCTGATCAGTCTTGCCGTTCAGAGAGTCTTTGATTTCATTGATGGCCGACCACGGGTCAGCCGTTCGCACCGCGACGAGCGGAGTCGCCGCCTTGCGAGCCGCCCGGAATTGCTGTTTGAATTCCATGGTAGTTCCCCCCCCCCCTCAAGTTGAAGTCTGCGCTCTCGCCAGCCCGTCCGGGCCTGAGCACCTTTCCTGTTTGCCGTGGATTCCGCCACGGCGCGGCGTGCTAGGAGTATTGCTTGCCCCTCGGGAAGCCGCAGATGGTGCAGAATCGCGCGCCGATACAGCGATGTACCGGAGGCGGCGCCGGCCGGGTGGCCTTCACCGCCTGCTCGCGGTCCACGGTGCGCGAGGCCATCTTGACGACCCGCACCATGAAGAAGATCATGAGCACAACAGCCAAGATGAAGATGCTTGCGCTTGCCAGAAAGTTGATGACGTCCATTGGAGTTCCCCCTTTTTGATTTTCTGCCCTTGCCAGCGCCGAGCGCCTGGGTAGCTTTCCTGTTTGCCGGAGATTCGCTCCGGCAGGGGCTTACGCGAAGGCTTGCTCGTTTTCTGCCAGTCGCAACTTCACCATCTCTGTGGAAAGCGCACCTTCCAGAATGACGAGTGTGTTGGGGTCCGGCCCGATGGGGTTGAACCAAACCATTCCTTCCGATGTCCCGAGATACTGTGCGCCAGCCAGCACCACGATTCGCTCATGATCAGCGTTGAACATTGTCGTTTCCCCCTTTTCATTTTGAAGCTTCAGCCGTCCGTCCGCATCGCCTTGGTCTTGTCTTTTTCGGAGTTCCGCCGGCCTTTCCCTGCCGTGCGAATATGATTCGCCAGGACCACCCGCACGTAGTTGGTCACCTCGCGCTGGTCGGCCCTGGCCAGCTCCTCGAGTTGTTTCTTCATTGCCTCCGGTATCCGTAGCGGCCAGACCACCATCGCACCACCTTCGTAAATCGTTTTCCTTGCCATGATTCACCTCGCGTCTGGAGATTTCGTGCGGGAGCGTTTCGTCCTCCCGCTGGCAGCGACTCTGGTGTCGCTTATCGGATTATCAAGTGGATGCCGATTCCGATGATTTGCAAATAGAGCGCCGCTGCCAAAATGTTTCGAATCCACTCCATCTCTTTATCCCCCACTTACACGTCAATGGTAATACATAACGAAAAGGAAAGCCATAGTACGAACGTACTATTCGCACAACTATATTTGACGTGGAATCAAACACTTAGGGGTAATTTGAGGATTTTGGCGGATTCTGATGAGTTGATGCGCCGGAAGGAACGCCCGTGGCGACCGTTCCTCAAAACGAGTCTTTCACGGATTCGGAAGCGTTGCGCAAGCCTCGTTCGAGTGGTCGCTCACGGTGATTCCATCGGAGCCGATAGAGACAACCGCATAGCACCATTTCTCGCCCGCAAGTACAGCCCCGTCATTGAATCCCAACTCCTTAATGATCGTACCGTTTGCTAGCAGGTATGGGCCACCGGAAGTTTTGCTTCGATATATCTTATACCCGACCACTCCCGGCGAGGGCGAAGCCGTCCAGTGTAGCTCCACCCAGTGATTGACGGCGAGCGTCAATTGAACCTTCACCTTTTGCTGCTGCGCCTGCATCAAGACGGCCCAGTACAGCAGCGCCGCGCCGAGGAATTTCAGGTTCATTTCGAGGCTACCACATTGCTCGTCTTGATCTGGAGGCTGGCGCTCACGGTTCCTGAATCCGTCGCGGTGACTGAAAAAGTGAACGCGCCAGCCGTGGTGAGCGTTCCAGAAAGCAGCCCGGTGGTCGAAAGCGTGAGCCCCCCGGGAAGGGTCGAACCCGAGGCCACAGACCAGGTGATCGGAGGGGTCCCCCCTGTGGACGTGAGTTGGATGCTGTACGGTTGGCCGATGTATCCGAGGGGCAGGGTGGGATTGGTCGCAATGGCCAGGGCAGCCACGACGGTCAAGCTCATCTGCTTCGTCGCTTTTTGCTGCTGCGCCATCGCGCAGGGTGCAACCATGAACGAGGCAAGGACCAGAAACACGAGGGTGGCAAGAGTCTTTTTCATTTGATTCTCCTTCATCATGGGATTGAGAGCAGGGCCGCGGAAGCGTTTGGGCACTCCCGCGACCAGCACATTATTTGGGCTTGCTGTCGTTAGCCAGCCCTCACCAACAGTGAGAGAATATAGAACATAAGCCCGGCTGAGACGATCTTGACCCTCCACGCCTCAAACGGCACCGGCCAAGCGAAGGCCCCAAAAGCGAAAAGAACGAACGCGAGAACCAGACAGATTAAACTCCAGGGTGCGTTCATGCGTGAATCCTCCATGCAGGAATTTGCCTCCGTCTCTCCGGAGCGTCGCGGCTGAATCTCGCGTGCCGTTTCGCGCCAGTTGGGAACTTACACTGCGGAAGTGTTGGCAACGACGGCAGCGCCGAGGGCGTCCGCCGAAGTCTTCAACTGCGCAGCCAGGGCAAGGACTGCCGGGGCATCGCCGGCCGCCGCAGCAATCTGAACTGCCAATCCTTGAATCAGTTGCACGGCAGAGGCTTCCGCGTCCGTGTTGGCCTGTACTTGCGTGGTCAGTTGAGCAATCGCATCATCTAATGGGGGCATAAGTGGTTTCCTCCTTTCCGGCAAAATCCCCGGCGCCCTTCAGGCGTCAGGGTTTCGGCAAAGGGATTATGGCTGCTTCCAATTTTTGCTCGGACGATTTCAGCTTTGCTGTCAAAGCATCAATGCGCCGAACCTGCTCAACTTCGCCGAGCGCAGCAATCTTTATGAGAGACGCGCCGATCTGATCAAGCCTATGCAGCAGCCGATCCCATTGTTCTGGTGAAATCGTGATGGTTAGATTAAGGTTCATGTTCTCCAAATCCGCATCATTCTTGACGTCAGAATTGTGAACCAATGCTATCCCGTTCGGATGCCTTGCGCAAGCATTAGAAAACCATCCCGTGCCTACTCGCGCAGCGAATCATCTAAGGACGAACGCGATGGTGGCCCCGATGCCGGCGCCCACTCCGTACAGGAACCAACGGATCTTTCCCTTGCGCGCGTCTGCCTTCACTTGATCCAGGTCGGCTTTCAAGGTGTTCTTGTCTGCCGTGCAGGCAGCCTTGTCGGAAAAATGGGCAGCCTGTTCTTTGCCGAGCGCCGCTCCGTCGTTTGAGATCACCTGCGCGTCCTTGTCGAGTGACGCTTGCAGATCTCGCTTATCCTGTTGAAGCACCGGTACCAGCTCGAGAGCGATCACGCTCTTCTGTGCCAAAGGAAGCGGCACCAGGGCGTTGCCCGATGTGTCCACCACGGGAGCCGGTTCACTGGCTGCCTTGCCCCACTCGATGGCCAGGGCGGGTGGCGCGAGGGTCGGAACCGCCGCAGCGTGCGTCTGGAACGTGGCATCGCGCTTCGCGACGGCGGAAGCCAGCGATGAAACCTCACCTTGCAGGGCGGCGTTCTGGCGGGCAAACTGCGCTTGCTGGTCGGCGTTCGTCTTCTGAAGCGCGGCGTTGTCTTTGTCCTTCTGAGCCGACAATGCCTGGGCCAGGGCGGCCCGGGCATCTGCCCGATCCGCGGCCTTACTGTCCCAGAGATAAATTGCACCCAACAGCGTGGCCGCCAAACAGGCGATCAGCACAAGATGCGAAGCGCCAAACGCCCAGGCTGCCTTAACCTTTTTCTCGACAACCTGCAGCTCGTTGGTAGGCCCGGTGGCGGGGGGGGTCGAAGGAAAACTTCCCGTGGTGCTCATGGCTTGCCTCAAACCGTCAATTCATTCGTGATCGAGATCGCCACATCCTGCGGCGGTCTGACTTGGTCATACTCTAGCACAAAGCCGTCCGCATTCACAATGCGCCGCTCCAAGCCCAAGACCAGCTCAATCTTTCGCGTCAGAGCATCGAGCGCCAAGCGCGAACTGCCGATGAAATCCATGTGAGCCGGGTGTACTTGACCGACCAGCACGCATCCCTCCGTGTCCGTGTCCCGATTGCCAGAGTGGATGCGCACGCCGGTGAAGTCTGGCACGTTCAGGATGTGCAACATCATGCGTTGGAACTTCGCGGAGAAGTCGATCACGACCGGAAAGATTCCGCTGGGAATCGCCGTCACGCCAGGGATTTTCCACGTCTCTACCGGCTGGGCCATTACCTCACGTACCTTGTCTTCCAGCGAGAAACATTCCCAACTCGCATCAATGAAAAGATTGCCGATCGTGGCCTTATCATCGGAGCTCTTCTCATACCGCTTGATCTCGATCAGCATGGCAATTTCCCCTATTGCTGGATTTCATGGTGGACGAGCACGTTCATTGTGCGGGTGGCTGGCCGCTCTGGTCGGGCCGTTGCCCGCTGTCCGTCATCTTAGCGGCCTGCACGTCGTCCTTGATCGAGTGGCCCAGGACGTATCCCATGAACAGGCCGAAAAACGTCAGGTAAGTCGCATCCAATCGCTTCTCCCATTGGAGAATGTTTCCAGTGATGAAGAAGCAGATCAGGAAGGCCGTGGTCTTGCCTTGCAGAATGGTAACCATGGAATCAGTGAATTTATTCAGCCACATAAATCATCGCCTCACTGCACCATTGAGATGCGTTTCTTCTCCCGGTCAGATGCCATCATGGTGAGGATCTGGTTCACCTTGTTGTCCAAGCTCAGTAACCGATCATTCGTTTCCTTCTCGTGCATTTCGAGGGAGACACGGACGGCCTGAAATTCTTTTTCGCTGACCTGACCCTCGGCGGAATGAGCCAGGAGATCAAGGCGTTTCACGTCTTGTGCCATCTCGAACAGGGAGTGATTGCTCGCGACCATTGCGGACTGGGTTGTCGCGATGGCTTCCGTCGTGTTTTCCAGCTTCGTCAAGCGAGCATTCGTAAACTCTAAAGTTGCCAAAGACCTCGCAGTTTGCTGCGCGATGGATGAACCGTTCTGTTCGAGCGAGTCTAGCCGCTGCGTGTTGATTTCGGCCTGCCTCTGAGTTCCCCCGGAACCTTGGAACGCTGCTGCAAGTTTCTCAACCCGCACATCGACGGATCTTAAGAGTTGAGTCAAGTCCGCTATGGCCGTTTCATTCGAGGTCGTCCTGTGCTCAACCGCAATACGATCCCAGAACATGGAAGCGAAGATGCCGAGGCCGAACATCAACAGCCCCATGCCAAGCGTCCACAGTCTTCCATTCAACCGGCTCGTTGTCTTTCCAGGTACAGAATGGTCCGCCATGTAGTGCTCCGATCTCAAAACGAAGGATGCTGTGCTCATTCTATCCTCGAAACAGTGGATTTTAGCATGTCAACCGCTTCGTATGATAAGTGAGGCGCGCCGCGCCACGCCCTAAATTCCAGTTGCGGGGACCACCCCCGTCGCAACACCCTTTGGAGCCTCCGGGAGGCCCGATTTCGGCGACGTGGGGGCCCCAGCACGCTCCATAACGAGCAACCGATCGCGCAGCCGGTCCTCGGCAAACTTCAGATTTTGGGTGATTCGCCCACGCTCACTCTCCGGAGCAATCCCTTTCAAAAGTGTTCGGCACGTCTCCGCCGATAATTGATGGAGTCCTGACCAGTAGGCGTTGATGGAGAACTCGTCCAGCGCTCGCCACTGGTAAACATTTTCATCCACGAACAGCCGGTCATCCGGCTGCTTGATCTGGATGGCCTGCTGCGAGAACAGCAGCGCCGCGTGGTGCATCCCGCCCACGCGACAGAAGCGGGCTGCCTGCACCAGCGGTTCCGCCCGGGTCGGCCGCCGCTCGTAGCAGGAGAGGTAAGACATGAGCACCGCCTCGACGGGATGATGCAGCAACTCGCGGAGAATCGCCGCCTCGTATTGCGCCCACCAAGTTTCTTCTTCCCACCCCGGCATCTGCATCCGCGCTTCATAGTCATGCAGTGCCTCTTCGCGCCGACCCAGGTCCTTGTAGGTCTGCGCCAGGTAGAACCGAGAGCGCCCGTCTTGCGGTGAGATGAGCACAGCTTCCGTCAGGATGGCCAGATCTCTCTCAAGCTTGGCGCGGCATTGCTCGGGTGTCTTGGTTCCCCGTTGGCGATAGATGCCCTGCAACCGCTCAGTCCGCCGCGCCGCGTCACAGCAGAGGCATTCGTGGGTCTTCCCCACCCAGCGCCACGGCAGGCTGGCACGCACGATGCACGGCCTCCAAAATCGTAGGTTCTGATCATGCTCCTCGATCTCGTAGCAGTCGGCTCCTGAACCGCGCGTGAACACCGGCTGCGGATCGGCGCTGACCAGCACGTCATCGGCGTCCATGAAGAGGATGTAATCGTCCGGCCCGGCGAAGGCTTTCGCGTGTGCAAGCGCCTCATTTCTGTTCGTCTCGAAATCTTGCCACGGCTCTTCGTAAAGTGCACCGGGCAGATCCGCCAGCAATTTTGCAACGAGCGCCGGGGTTCCATCCGTCGAGCCTGTGTCACAGATGACCCAGCCGTCGATGAGTGGACGGACGGACTCCAGGCAGCGGGCGATCCGCGGAGCTTCATTTTTCACGATCATGTTCAAGCAAATTCCCATATCACTCTCCTAAGAAATTCTCCGAAACCAGTCAATCACACCGGTCAGGTTGTAAGTGGCGCCCTGTCCGGCCGCGAACAGGCCCACGCTGGTGATGGCCCCTGGGTAAGTGGCGACCGCCTCAGTGGACGGATAGGTATACCAGGTTACTCCGTCGAATGAATATTTGAAGGTCAACGTGCCCGACGCCAGGGTCATCGAAAGATAAACAAATGGGCACTCATTGTAAGGCAGCGCCGGAAACACAGCCGGAAAGCTTGCACCAACCTGGCTGGCATCGGTGGTGAACGATGACCAACAATCTCCTCGAAAAGTATGTACCACAGTTGAAGCGCCGTGCAAAAAGTTGAACGTGACCAGATGCCCGTTGCCGCTGTTGTAGACCATCAATCCCACAAAATAGTAAAGTCCCGCTCCCCCCAGCATAGGAGAACATCTTACTTTCGCCTGATATTCCCATGCCGCGCCCGCCTGTGCCTGGCCAATGACCGAGGGTGCCCAATTCGGAGTGACCACATTATTGAAGAGTTTCAGATATCCGTTTACCAGTGTGGCCGTAGCCCCCGCGGGCTGGTTCAGCCAGGCCCAAGCTGTCGCACCAGCAAATCTTGTTCCCGCCGTATCAAGCGCCGCCCCGTCAAATTCGTCGTTGGCAGCGTTCTCGACGGCGGGATAGGTGTCTGGGCAAACGAAGCCTCCAGCCGTACCCGCTGCACCCGTTGCTCCGGTGGCACCAGTTGCGCCCTCACCCCCCGTAGCTCCCGTAGCTCCGGCAGGTCCGGTTGGGCCAGTTGGGCCGGTTGGCCCAGCGGGGCCGGTGGCGCCGGTCGCTCCGGCAGGACCCGTCGCCCCGGTCGGTCCCGTGGGTCCGGTGGGTCCGGTAGGTCCGGTTGCTCCCGTCGAGCCCTGCACGCCCGCCGAAAGCCAACAGGCCACCTTGACCAGCGTGTTCGGGTTGCCCGCGTTCAGCGTGATCGTTTCACTGTAGGTTCCGGTTGCGCTGACAGAGCGCTCCGTAACCGCAACCGTGCTCCCGCCCAGAATGCGGAAGTTGGCGGACCCATCCGTCGTCGAGCCGGACGTGATCGTGTAGCTGTCTCCATCGGCGCTCATGGCCGCAAAGGTGATAAGGAAATCTTTTGGGTTGGTGGTCGTCACGGCCACGATTGGGTTGGTTCCCAGGCCCGAAGTGAATTGTTCGGCGGGCGATATCGCGCCATTGTACTCGACGGCCGTGATCGCGTAACCGATTCCCGAACCGGCCTGGCCATAGACCGTGTTTGCCCCAGCCTTGCATCCGAAGACGGCCCAGACCTGGATCTGCGGGCCAACGCCAGTGTTGTAGTGTCCGAGATACGCGTACGTGTTCCCTTGTGAGTCCGTGGGGGTTGGAAAATTAACGACCGAGCCACCAGTATTTCCGGATGAGATGATGACGAACAGTATGTTGCCAAGCTGATTGTTTGAACCAAAAGCACAGCTTTGCGTGCCGCCAACCGTGCTGCCGCAGGATTGGATGTAGGTGGCGCCGATGCCAATGCCAATCGGCCCCGTGGGTCCCGTGGGGCCTGTGGGGCCAGTTGGGCCAGTTGGTCCGGTAGCTCCCACGGAGCCGGTGGCGCCCTCCGGCCCGGTGGGACCAGTCGGGCCGGTCGGACCCGTCGCTCCGCCTCCGCCCCCCCCGCGCACCGTGAAGAAGTTCGCGCCATCCGAGAAGATCAATGCGCTCGATGCGGCCGCCAGGACCAGCGTGGCCGCGCCGTCTATCGTTCCTGCTGCCGGCGTGATCGTAACAGTCCCGACCCCAATGTTCTCGACGGCGCAGAGGAATTCCGTCCCGAGCGTTGCGGCGGCTGTCAGACTGACGGCCACCGTGGGCCCGTGCGAGAAGGTGACCAGCTTCCCGCGGTCGCTCTCATCGATGGTATACGTGGCCCCGGTCTGAGGGTTGACGCTCCCCCAGTTGGGATACTCTGCCGATACGTTGCGCGGAATCAAGCTGTCGGCCTGCCAGGCGACGTTGCGCTTCCCGGCCGCCGCCGCAGGCGTGGTGTCATTCAGGTTGATTACGCTCACGACTGACATTATAATAGGCTCCTATGCTTCCTCAATTCGCCTGTGAACAATGCAAAAGACCCTTCTTCCATAAGCTTCAAAGTGGAGGTCGAAAGCCGCGCTTTTGCAGCCATGCGTGCTATTGGGTATCGAAACGAACGCCACGAGAACCAGTGGAGGTTCGCTTTTGGCGTATGGTGGAGAAGACTGGGATTTGTTGGTTGTGGAAGGGCGCAAAGAACGCACGCACCTATGGGGTAATCAGGATTAATCGCCAGACCATTCTCGCTCATCGTGTTTCGTGGACGCTCCAATATGGCGAGATTCCTCCGGCTCGCCAAGTTCTGCATCATTGCGATAATCCGCCTTGCGTAAATCCCGTGCATCTTTTTCTTGGCGATGACGCGGATAATGCTCATGATTCTATCGCCAAGGGCCGCAGGCCAGTGAAAATGAACGTGGCGCTCATCAGAGAGATTCGCCACTTGTACGCTATGAAGAAGATGGGAACGCGAAGGCTTGCCAAAAAGTTCGAAGTCGCCTGTTCTACCATCCATAAAATTATTCATCGTCGCAATTGGAAGCACGTTAATTAAGCTCCATTTATAAGCCAGCCTTGGGGCAGCGGATAGCCGCCCGGAATCACGTTTGATCCCCCGCCAGCCGGGAGCGCCTGAATGGCTCCAATGAAGACGTAGCCGGTCAGCCCAATCTTAGCTTGGGTCGTCTCGCAGTAAGACGTCAGCGGGCTGGTGCTGCCTGCGTCGCCCACATAGCCGGGATCGTGCACCGTGACATAATAAGTCGTCGGAACGCCAGGCGCGCCGATCGTGAAACTGCGGCCCTGATAACTTGCCGTGTTGGTCGGAAAGGCTTCCGCCACGGCCGCCATCACAATCGACGTTGCGGTTGGATTCGTCAACGCGCTCGCCGGCGTCTGCGTATAGCTCAGGGCATTCAAGTTCGCGGAGTTGCCGGTCCCCACCGGCGCGTAGGCGTAAGGCGCGGCATCGCTCAGGGATTGCACTCCCCCCCCGAACGTGTTGAACGAGGGGAATTTGAAGTACAGGGTCTTCCCGATCCAGTTTGGATCCATCGCAACTTTGAGGATTCCTTCAGACGCGCCCAGGAAGGCGAAGCGTGAACCCAGAGGGTGATCCACGCCCGCCGCTCCGGGAGCACCGAAGACGGCACGCCGCAGTTTGTTCGTGCCTCCGCCAGTGGCCGCCAGGGTGTAGTTGTAAGAGCTGGTCAGCGTCCAGGCTGCATAGGTCATCAGCTCGTAGGGTGTGAGTGCCGTACCGCCCGCGACATAGCACGGGTAGGTGAAGTTGTCTTCGTCACTCACGGCATAAGCCAGGAGCGATCCAAGCGATTCGGTTAGATCGACAGGCAGGTCATTCGTCGTGTCAGGATCGGCCGCAGCCGGCCAATCAAGCGTTGTAACGCCCGTCGTGGCATTTCCTTGGCAGACGCCGAGCAAATTGTAGGATGCGCCACCGTCCGTTGAAACATAGACTTGGCAGCCGCCGTACCCGGCGCTTGGTGAAGAGACGACGAACCAAATCTGGTTGAGGTTGCTCGACAGGCGGGCGACCGGCTCGAAGATGACCGGCGTGTTGACGTTGCCGGCGCTGGCGTCCGTGGAAGGCGAGTAGGGGTTGGGCGCCGTCACGGTGATCGCCTGCGGCGCGTTGATGCCATAGACGAAAGGCTCGGCCTCGCAATCGATTGCCGTCTGATCGTTCTGCTCGGCCTTCGTCAGCCGTACCGGCAGCAGATTGATGCTCATGAGCGGGTCGCTGATCGTGACCAGGTCCATCGCTTCGAGCAGTTGCCAGCGGGCGTTCAGGGTGAACTTGTAAAGCATGTTCTCAACGTAGCCCTGCCTCCGCACAGCGATGCGCAGCAGCGCGCGCGCCACCGAGACCTCCTGCACGGCGTTGTTCACTATCGGATCGCCCTTGCGCACGCCGTAAAGCGCGATGCCCGCGGCGTCCGGCTCTGCCACCGTCATCTGGGCATAGTCCGAGCTGCGGTTGATGTGCTGCATTTGCAGGACCGTCTTGACGTCGGTGCGTGCCGCTCGCACCACGCTAATGGGGCTCTCACCGCTTGCGGCAACGAAGTCCCCGTTTTCCGTGCTCAGGTTTGCCACGGGGCCGGATGCGGTTGGCGAGTAATAAATTCCTCCATTGGCTGCCGCCGAGACTTCACTGCGGGGAATGAGTTTCAACTTAAATCCCGACCAGACGGGTGCACAGTTCGCGGCCTGGCAAAGCGTGTCAACCCAGTTGCGGGCCTCCTGCTGTGAGTCCATGGTGAGCGATCCCCATAGGCCCCCGGCCCGGCATTGTTGGCGAGTCAGATCAAGCATCGTGCGGTCAATGATGTCCGGCAGGGCCTTCGCGTAGGTCGGCGGAACCGTGGCCTTGAACGCGATCAAGATGAGCATCGAATGTGCATTAACCATCGCGCTTGGCCACTGCATGGCATAGGTTCCTGGCGTCGTTACGGTTCGCTGCTGCACCAGAGGGCAGGGCCACCCTGCGGTATATTGCTGGTCGAAAATGCTCACGATCAAGGGCCAGGTCTCCAGGGCAGCGAGCGAATAGGCGTAGGGGTTCCCCTGAAGAGAGACGGAAAACATGAGCGAGATTTTCCCCGGGTCATTCGTTGTCGTGAGTGAAACGCTGGGCTGCACCCCGGAGGCTGATGCCACGGCATCGAATGTGTCTGCTCCGGCTATCTCCATCAGCGCAGTCCATGAAACGCCCTTCCCCCCACCGATCAAGGGGTCTATGGTCACGCTGTTCGCTCCCGGCAGGCAGTTTTCGCAGTACCATACGGACATCGACCCGAGGTCCGTTCCAGCGGGAGCAACGTTTGCCGCCAGGGTCCACCCCGTGTTGCCAAGCGAGTCCGTGACGCTTGTCACGTCTCCCCCATAGCAGTTGGCCACGAGCAGGAGTAGGTTTCCGGCAGTGTTGGGCTGGTCGAAGGCATAGGTCTTTGAGGCCAGATTACGGCCGTCCAACACCAACTTTTTCTGGATGGCTCCCGGGAAGTTGTAACAGTTGGTGCCGCGCTGCACCGGCGAGACTCCGGTCGCTCCGCCGATGGCCGCCTGACTTTGTCCAGACTTTATGATGTCCGCGATCATGTCCACGAAGTCGCCGTCACCAGAGGGATAGACTGCCCACTTGCCAAGAATCTCTGCCTTGATTGACGGTATGGCGCCAGATGACCCAAGGTCGATGTTCGGGGAACCTGCTCCCGCGTACCAGGGATATTGAATCTGCTCGCTGGAATAGCCCGCGTATTCATCTCCCGAGCCCAGGATGTTTTCAAACGAAAGGCGCAGCTTTGCGGCGGGCAACTGGTAGCTGGTCGCCGCATTCGTGCGGGCGTAATAAATCTTAAGCTGGCCCGTACCGATGGCGGTTCCGTAGAGTGCCGGATCGACGTAGAACGTGTTGCCGTAGCTGGGCTGCCAGCGATAGACGAAAGGCCAGCATCGGTACCCCATGCCATCCATCGGGTCCGGGCCAGCCTGCAACTCGTTCCACATGGGCACCCAGAGATCAGCGTCGGGAGAAACATGGGGACTTCCCCCGTAGTCGTCGAACGCGATGTAACCACTGATCCTGGCGGTCACGGCGATCAACGCTACGAAATTGGCATCCGCAATCGTGTAGGACGCAGGAGCAAAACCACCATAGCCCACCTCGACGAAATCCAACCCGTACTTCGTCGAGTTCGCCCATATCTGAAGCATGTCCATGATCGGGTTATGGCCCAGCAAGAAATCAATCGCTTCGACGTAGTCAGGCGGCCCGCCCTTTTTCGACGCCTTGCCCTTCTTTCCGCTCCCCCCCTGCCGCAGGTTGTTCGCCCAGATGGCCAGGAACGGCGAGCGCGTCATCCCGTAAATCTGCGGGATCGTGAGCCCATAGGTCGATGCCTGAAGCATCGTTCCGAGGGCTGTGGGCCGCGTGCTTGCCTGGTTCTTGCCTCCGAACATCTCAGTCGCTCCAAGGCGTAAAGATTGCCATTTCCGTGTGTGCCAGTGCCGCATGCAGCACCAGGTTGACCTCGGCCACGTTGCGGTCAAAGGCGTGAACTCCGTGTGGCCAAGCCGTCACGATAGCGCCGTGATTGTAAATCCGGCTGCGCGCCACCTTGAACAGAATCAGGTCACCCGGCCGGGCTTCCGGCGTCCCCCGGCAGATCGTCTCGACTACCTGCCGGGCGTGCTTCAGAAGAGCATACTTGTAACGCTCCTCCGTCGCATGATGAAACCAATCGTGGGACCAAATGCCGAGAGGTTCAGGTTGCGCGGCTCCGATTTTAATAAGATAAGTGTACAACAGCGTCGCACAATCCAACCCCACACCTGGAAGCATGCCCGAGAGGACATACGGCGTCCCAATAAAACCTCTGGCGATTTCAACAGCCTCTTCGCGCGTTTTCATTATCATGAAATCCTTCGAGCTTCTTTCCTTTTGGCCCAACTGACTATGATTGCTTGGCGGCGCCTTTCGATGAATTCCTTGCGCGCTTCTGGATCTGAAGATAATTTTACCCAGAACTGCATGACGGCACGCCTTGGATATCCAGGGTCACGTTTTCTAGCTTTCTGACAGTTTCCATTTGCCCGGCGTGAGAGCATTTCATGCTGAGCGAGCAAGGCACGTGAAATCTTCAATCCGATTTTCTTTCGCTCGTCAGCGGAACGGCAGGACCATACTTCAGTTATAGATTCCCGTTGCTTTCTGCGGGTCTCCTTGGAATGCCGCCTGCCAGGAATGCCTTCCCCCCCGTTTGTATGGTTTGTCAATCTGGCTCCGACCATTCTAAAATGTTTTATCCACTTTCGCTCAGCATTTGCCCAATCCAGACCCTCACCGATCTCTAAGATTTCGAGGATGGGCTTTCGACCGAGAATCATCAGCCGCTTGAGCCACCTATCGCGGCGCGTTCCGTGAAGAAAACGCGAGGGCTTGAAGTGGTCAAGAAATCGTTGATGGAGATTGATCGTATAGCCAACATAGCGAACTTCTCCATTCTCCGGTTCTTTGAGCACGTAGATGAACCAGGGTTTGTTTTTCATGTGCCCATTATCCGCCCGAATCCAAGCAGTGCGTGTAAGAGTATTTCACTCAGCCCGAGGCCAACGATCCAAGCGAGGGCCGATTCTGGTGCAGGTACGCTTGGGAATCCGTAGAAGTCCCCGTCCACCTGGTCAATCGGGCTCTGTGCGCTCACATAGAACGTGTCTCCGATCGTCGGAACCCAGGGGAGCGGAGAATAGATTTGGAAGCTGTTGTATTGATGTCCACCGCTCGTGTAGCTTGAGTTCTTGGCGACGACGCTGAAGAGCCCGGCCAGGGTAGAGTCGCCGGCGAAGACGATGTAACCACCGTCAAAAACATCGTCTGTGAAGATGTGTGTCGGCGTGCTCGTGCAGTCGGCGTTGACGACGGTGGCCGTGCTGGCATCGGCGACGATGAACTCCGGGATCGACGAGAAGCCCGCGGGCGGCGTCCCCCCGATGTAGCCGGCCATCGAATTCGTCACCTCGATCACGCCCTGCGGCACTTTCTGATCGAGCACATAGAGATAGCTCTGGACGCTGAACTTGATCTCGCCGCGCGTGGGCTGCGTCGTGCCGATCACGCCGCCGAACAGCTCATAGGCTCCCCAGGTGTTCGCATCCCCAGGTATGGGCATGAGGCAGCGCCACAGGCGGAAGCGCCGGTTGTCATAGAATCCCAGGCGGGCCAGTTCGTAAGGGCTGGTGGTGGGAATCGAGGACGTGAAGGTTTGGTTTGCGGGCGCCCAGGAAACATCAAGTTGTTTCGAATCCAGGCCAACGTCGCTCGCGACCGAGCCGCGCTTGACGACAGCCGGCAGGAACGTTCCCCACAAGGACCAGAGGAGCGGCGATTCCCAGTTCGAGAGCCAGAGCGCTTGTGGATCATCTGCCTCGCCGATGAGGTAGAGATCGGCCTGCCAGAGCTGGTTGCTGGCCTTGAGCGCCGCAAGAACCGTGGCGGTCGTGTCCGTTCCATTGCCAGAGAGAACTTTGCGCATCAGACGGTTGGAGGACGGTCGGAGACGAGCGTGATGGCTCCGGCGCCACCCTTCCCTTCCGACCCGCCCACGGTCCACATGTCGCTCACGAACTTCTCAAAGTCGATGGCGTCAGTCTCGAAGCGCACACGGAAATAGAATTTGAATGAGGCGGTGACGGGCGCGGTCGGCACATAGCTTGCAGTCCATGCGATGTACTGCCCCATGTAGGAGGCTCCCGGGATGGCGAGGCCCGGGACCGTCGATAGCGTTCCGGCATAGTACCCCGTGAGCACGGCGCCGTTGCCGTAAAGTGTGACCGCGCCGTTCAGGTCGGTAACGTCCTCCGCGAAGCCGCCCAGGTTTCTTTGCAGGGGTGAATAGTACAGGCCCGTTGACGTGTCCATGACCAGCGGAAGCTCCGCGAACAGGTTCGGCACCGCCGAGAAGCCCGAGCCCTGGTCGTCCCAGCGCAATTGCGGAGAGCTGGGGCCTTCTGACACATGCCCCCCGGAGGTCGAGAATGCGGGAGCGCTGCTGCCGGAGATTCCGGCTACGGTCGCCTTCTGCCAGTGCGTCGCGACGAGCAGGCTCGCGTCCACCGGATAATAGGTGCTTGCTTTCCAGCCCGCCGTCGTGATGCCAGGCCCAACCGAGTCGTCATCCGGGTCATCAAACAGGAAGGGCGCCTGCTGGCCGTACTTGTCCATGAAAAAGCCCATGAGAGCTTGCAAGTCCGTCCAGGGCGCGTTGCCGTTCGCGATGTTGCCAGGGTCGTTATATAGTACCTCGTAGTTCAGCGTCCACCGCCAGAATGGGTTGCGGGTCTGCGCGATGCGGGTACAGTAGAAGTTCGGCGCGTCCTGCACGATGGTGTTGAATAGCGGCCGCTTGATCACCGTGAAAGCCAAGCCGCGGATCGCGCTTGAGGCCGAACTCCCCGGATAGACTTGTAGACTCATGCGCCCAGCTCCCCGCGCCGCTGCGCCTGCCGGATCATCGGAACCAGTTGCGTTTCGAGGACTTCCTTCGCGTCCGGCCCGTTGTGGTGGAGGTTGAACGTCGTGTGATGGTGAACGGTGCGCCCCCCGCCGACAGGACCGCCCGCCGCCATCGACCGGAAGGCCGAGGAGACTTCCGCAGGCATGGCAATCTCGCCCTGGTGGATCATGGCGAGCCCGGTCTTCTGCGCCAACCCTCCGGTGTCGAAGCTCCCGTATGCCATCGTCTGCGTCATGGCCACAGTGGCCATCGCTGGCGCAAGAGCCATGTTCAACGGAAATGGAACGGATTCCATGACCGAAGCAAAAGCCCCCGCCCCTGCCCTGCCCGCATCGATGCTCACGTTAGCCTCAGCGAAGAACTTCTTTGTGATGAAGCCCAAGAGGTATTGCTCCGCCTCTTTCAAGAAGTAGTTGATCAGGGCGGTCGCCATCTCATCCGCGATGCTGATCACCATCCTGCCGAAAGTCTCATGCCCGGTGATCCAGGACGCAATATTGTGATTCACGATGCCCGTGATCATGCTGTACGTTTTGACGAAGTTTTGCTCAACCTGGGCGTTCACCTTTTGAGACTTCGCGGCGCGGTCCTGGTCGAGCGCTTCCATGCGCGCCACCACGCGCATGTAATCCGTGGTTCCCACCCCATAGATCCGCTCTGCGTCCGCCAATTCCAGTTCCAGCAACCTGTGCTGCTCGGCGTACCACTTGTTGATCGAGGCGGTTTCATCTGCGGCCCACGTCTTCAAGTTCTCCTGATGCGCGCGCAGGCGCTCGCTGTTTGCCCCTTCTTCCACCCGCAGCGTGCGGCTGGCGATCATCTCGGCGAAAGAAACTCGCTCCTCGTCCGCCCGCATGCTCTCTTCGTCGCCGCGCTTCGCATCTGCCGCTGCCATCTCGCGTGCCTTGCCTTGGGCTTCGAACTGCGCACGGAACGCGGCCTCCACCGCATTGCCATCCGCAATCAGGTGCTTGGTTCCTTCCGCGCTGATCGAGTCCAGCTTGGTTTGATGCTTTATGGCCAGCGCTTCGATCTCACCGTTGATCGTCGCCGCTTCCGCTGCCCCGCTCTTGCCATGCAGCGCCGCCTCTTGCGCCGCGATTTCCTTCTTGCGGTTAAGTGCATTGACGGCAACCACATACATCTCATCCTCGGCCGCGCGCTCGGCGGCGATCATCTGCGGCCACTTGCCCTTGTCAATCTCGACGGCTTCCCGGGCCAGGGCAAGCTGCTGCGCGATGATGGCATCGGCCACGCTCTTGTGAGCGTCAACCTCGGCCTTGGCCAGCGCTCCCGCTTCCCCTTCTCCTTTCAGCTCCGCCTTCTTTCCCACCCCTTCCCGCTCGACGCGGTACTTTTCATTGAGCAGAGCAATCTGCCGCTCCGTGAGCTTGCCCTCGCTGCTCAGGGCGTATTCGTCGGCGTTTTGCTTGATCCGCAGCAGCTGGGTTTGAAGCCGCGTTAATTCCGCGCCCTTGGCGCCGATCATCTGAAGTTGGATTTCCGCTTCCTGCTGCTTGTAGGCGCCTTCATGAGCCTTCCGTTGCAGCTCCGCTTGCGTGGTGAGCTGGGCGATCTGCGCCGTGCTCGCCTTCGTGGCCGCATCGGAAGACAGGCCGAAAGCTGCTCTCAGTGCGCTGACCGTCTCCAACACTCCCTTGAGCGGACCCCACCAGTCTGATGTTGCCTCAGCCGAGTCTTTGAATCCCTGGACGAGCCGCTCTGAAAAGGTCTGGCGCGCCAGGATGCCCAGGGTGGCCACGGACTGCGCGAGGGCAAAGGTGGCCTGCTCCAAGGTCTTCGCGTGCTCGAATGCCTCGGCTGACCCTTTGACCGCTTCCGCGAAGGCTTCCTTCTGTGCCTTGCCAAAGCCCATGATCGCGTCGGATGCCTTGCCGATCGCGGCGGGAATTTTGGCAAGCCACTCGACCACTCCAATGATGGCGACGGGGAGGAACGCAGCCGCCATGATCCCGGCCACGGGTCCGACGCTCGTCAGGAAAGAGCGCACGAAGCGCGGCAGCGCCACGCCCATCTCCTGCCCCATCCCCATCATGGCCATGCGCGCCTGCATGGCAG